AGAACCTAATGTAATAGTTCCACCATCACCATCGTTTGCGGTTAAGGTTATTTCTGAAGCACCTGTTGCAGTACTAATCTTCATTCTATCCACAGTACCATTCCAATTTGGAGTAATCAATGCACTCTTTTGATACTCTGTTCCATTTGCATCAAAGAAAGAAGCGGTTAATGGTAAAGTTGCTGGTGTAAATGAATTATCAGATATTCTATTTGTCTTTAATGAATTTGCTAAGAATGTTCCTCCACCTAAACCATCAGTTACATCTAATAAAGTAATAGTATCTAATAATGTACCATCATCTTCTTTAAGTGAAATTAATTTTGAACCACTTATTGCAGTATTAGCAAATACAGGATTATAAGTTACACCATTTCCACCATCACTAATACCGGTCATACTTGTAGTTAGTAAAGTACTCCCACTATAAAGTTGTGCATCTCCTTGAGCAGAACCACTTACATCAAATGAACCTGTACCATCCAATCTTACTACTTGTAGTTGTAACGTACCTTGGTTATTTTTTATTTGTGTTCCATTTATTGGTTTAATGATAAATCGTGGTCTTGTATCAAGGCCTGGTTTTGTAAATATTAAACTTTCTTGGTCACTATCTAGTTCATTATTTAAATTAACATTATTATCAGATACTCCTACTCTAAAAGTAAATGGAGTACTTGGAATTGTAGTTGGTGCAGTAAATACTCTACTCGTATGTTGTGAACCAGTTGAATCGTTAAAAGTAGTATCATCGACAAAACTACTATCTCCTCCTGTAAATTTGTAGTATGGGTCATTTATAGTAGATGAACCTGAAGCAATTAATGTTACTGTTGATGGAGTTGGGTTTGTTCCATCTGCATTATATTGTATAGTATTAGGACTTATAAGTAATGTAACACTACGAGCATTTGTTCCATCAACACCAACTTTAGATACACTTACATCAAATCTTACTAATTTATTTTGTACTAATGTTCCTTCGGAATTTACATAATCAATTGATGCACTACCAATTGTTCCATTATATCCATCGTGAGTACCATATGTTGGTGTAATTATTTCATTAGAATTTGAACCAGAACTTACTGAGTTAATTTCAAATTTATAAGCTTCACTCAATCCTCCACTTAAACCACTTTGATAACTATATTCAGTTCCACCTTCTTGTACCACAACTTCTACTGTTTGTGGAACTTCATATCCACTTGAACCAGAGTTTATTGTTTGAGAAGTTGGTGATGTTTTTGTTAAAACATTTGGTACTGCCTTTTTTGATTTTGTATAAGATACAATCTTTTCAAATGATTGTGATGTTGTATTATCACCTGCAAGATATTCAATATTTAATGTTAACGAACCACTATCTTTACTAGTTTGAAATGCAGATATAGAATAGTTAGAAGTATTTGGAGATGTATCAGTTGGTGTTACATTTGTACCACTAATTGTTTTTATATCAAATGTGTTTCTATTTCGTGAATTATCTGAATCATAATCATCATGTGTAATTTGATTAGAACCAATAAACATTTGTACCGAACCACTTGATGCTGCAAATCCTCCAAGTATTTCACCGGTTGAGTTAGCTGGGAATGCGGTTGTTTCATTTGAAAGTACAAGTGAAACTGCATCAAAATTAACTACCTTGGATAATGTAATTTCATCGGTTTGGGAATTACCAAATACATCAGAACCGGTAAATGAATAAGTTACCTCATCAAAATTATTTGATGCAAATGATTGAGAAAACTGAGTTGATGAAATTGTGTATGAATCTATACCATTTACAGTTTCTACAAAATTAAGAGGAGGTCTATTACTTCCACTATTTACTTCAATTGGTGTTATCAATGAAGCTAAGTTTTTTCTTTGTGCTCTTACAGTTATACTCTGTCCACTTGGTTTTGGTGAAAGAGTTGTTGGTTCGTATATAAATTGATTGGCATTAGAAGTTACTATAAGTTGAGGTGCATTATCACCATCTTCTAATCTATATACTGTTTCAAATTCTTGAAAGTTTTCCAATGATGCAGTATAAACAACAGAACCAACGAATGGGGTTTCACTATTATCAGTTCTTGAACCAGTAAAATTATTTATTGTGACTATTGCACCTGCAGGAGTTATTGTTGTTAACTTACCTGGATATTGTGAATAATCACTAGGATTTAAATAATTACCATCAACATCAAATGCTGATGAAGCAAATGTTGTAGAACCAGTTAAATTAGAAGTACCTATTTTAAATTGTATTTGTTGTCCTTTTGGATTTTGTACCGAACCACTTGAAAATCTAAAAGCATTTCTATCTGATTCAAATGTTAAAAGTTTTGTACTTGATGGAAAATCATTTCCACCATCAAATTCTTTTGTTGCAATTACATCAACAGGTATGTAATTATTATTTACATCATAAAACTCAAATTTGAAATCAAATGTTTCACTTGCAGTTTTTCTAGGAATATCTTGTATAATAGTAAACTCATCTGGTGAAAATGATGTATCTTGTGCATTTCTTAAAGATACATTTGAAATGTACCAATCAGACCCTTGAACCTCGAATACTAATTTTGCATCTCCAGTATTTTCTGATATAATATTTTTAGTTAAAGTTTGTTGTGATTGATAAATATCAGAACCACTTATTGATAAAAAATCTTGAGTAAAGTTTGAAGAACTTAAATATGCTCTTACTTTTTTATTAGAACTATCAACTGAACCACTTACTTTTGTTTTAAAATTTAAAGTATATTCAACATCTTTTGATATTGATATTGATTGAGAAGTTATAAGTTCTTGAACACCACTTCCTGCATAATCTATTTTTACTGCTTGTGATAAAACACTTGAGTTGATTGTAGTGGGATGTGAGTTTGATGAAGTTACCCAATAATTAGATAAGTTATATGAATCAAATCTACCATAAGATATTTCAGTATCTCTTGTTGTAGTTATATCTCTAAGTAATTCAGTAGATTCTAGTTTAGCTTCTTGTACAAATTGGAAATCCCCAACAGCGTTTCTTGATTTTCTAAATACCTTAACTCTGGCAACATCACCAACAAATGTTTTTAATTGTGTGATATCAATTTTACCAAACGAACCTGTAAGTGCAGATTCACCTATTGTTTGATTTTGAATATCTTGGTATGTAACACTATAAGATTGTGAACTAAAAGATTGTACTAAATTATTTGAATCAGTAAATGGAACATCAACCAGTACTTCTCTATCGTTTAAAACTTCTATAATGTTTGGAGAATAATTTAAAGAAGATATTGTTATTGTATTTTCATCAACATCTCTATCCCAACTACCACTCGTTCTTTGTAATAAATAAGTAGTACCCGCTCTCCAATTAGAAATATCAAATGATTGAGGAGGATTCATTGGGAATCCACTTATTTCTCCTGTTTCAGTTACATTAGTTATACTTTTTGAAAATATTGGTTTTACTAATTCAGTTATACTAACAATAGGTCTTTTGTAAAACCTTACAATACTTTCATTGTTTAAGTTTTTATTTATATTAAATGATTTTTCCCATTTAACATTGTAAACACCCTTCCATTCATCAGGTACATCTGTAATTGCACCATCATTACCAATATATGTTTTTAACTCACCAAGTACTGTAATCTTACCAATACCTATTGGGGTATCTTCATAAACATGAACAGATACTAATTTTGAGTTACCTTCATAATATTCAGGCACACCACCACCTGGTTCAAAATATACAGGATTTCCCTCTACATCAAGAATTTCTATTTTTATTTCTGTTGATTCTTTTAAGAATTCAGAACCCTCGATAAGAAATCCATTCTTACCACCGGTAAATGTTTCATTAAATTCTGATATTCTAAAATACTCAGAATTAGGTAAATCATCATTTTCAAATACTTGAAAGTTTGTTAAATTTAGAAATGGTGAGAATTTTTTAATTATAGCCATATATTGTATCCAATTTACTTTATATAAATATATCGAATTATTTTTTGTTAATATATATTATATAGAAATCAATAGAACATGGGAAAATATACTACAATACAAGTAAAAAGAGAATTATATAGGGAATTACACGATTACTGCTGTGAGAATGGTTATTCTAAAAGTGGTTTGGTTGAGAGGTTAATTAAACAAAGAATTAGTAAACCTAAACCTACTAATGTACTTAGAGTTTCTAAAACTTAACTTGGGAAAATCCTTTTTCTTTTTTAATTTCAATGAGGCCATCTACTACATCTCTCATTGAATCGATATGTGAAATAATCATAACGAAATCAAACTGAGTTTTAAGATATGTAAACAACATAAATAGGGATTGTAAGTTCTCACTATCTAATGTACCAAATCCTTCATCTATCACAAGGAAATTAGGTCTTGGTAGGTTACATACATTGATTAGAGCAACTCTAATTGCTAATCCACTAATGAATCTTTCCATACCACTACACATTTCTAAACTCCATCTCTGGTCTCCATACACTAAATAAGCGTTAATGTTTTTACCATCAATTTCTAATTGCATTCCAAACTCTACGATTTGTGCTAAGATATTGTTTACCTCACCCTCAATCATTGGTAATGCCTTTTCTATTAATTCATAAGAAACACCATCCTTAGAAAGAGCATTTAAGTAGAAATCAAATAATCTACTCTGAGATTCCATATCCTTAACCTCATTGATTCTATCTTCAATAGTTTCCTTTTGGTTCTGTAATGCTGATACTTTACCATTTAATTTAAGAACATCTGTATTTACTTTTCTTAAATCATCTTTAGTAACATTCAACTTTTCTCTTACCGATTGTATATCAGTTCGTATCTCTTTATTCTTTATAATTTGTTTTTCATTCTTATAATATTCCTTTATAAGTTGTTCTTGTTGGCCAATTTGTTGTTTATTTCGTAATTCCTCAGTTTCAATTGTTGATAACTTGTTAATAAGTTGTGATATCTCTCTATCAATCTTATCTTCTTTATCTTTTGCCTCTAAGTAATTTTTCCACTCATCTTTATATCCTTTCAAAGAATCAATCACTAACATCAACTCTAATCTTATATTATCATTATCGGTAAATAACTCTTGGTATTGAGATATATCAGCTTCTACTTTTTCTTTTTGTTGTAGAATAGTTTCAGAGTTTTCCATACAAATATCACACTCTTCATTATATTTGTGTTTATCTAAATGGTCTTTTCTCTCATATAAAGAATCTTTTTTAATATTGATTTTTTCAATTGTAGATTCAGTATCTCTCAATTTATCCTCTGCTATTTTTAAATTACCAATACCATTTTCTAATTCTTCTTCATCAAATTTATCAACGATTTCATCTAAAGTGATTTGTAATTCTTCTCTATGGGTAATTCTATCTTGTGTAGATTTTTTATCCGATTCAATTGTATCTCGTTTCGTTTCGAGTAATTTTAATCGTTTTTCAAGTTCTTCAATAGATACTCCACTATCTGCATTTAACTTTACAATCTTTTCATTTAGAGATATAATCTTTTTATTTAAAACTTCTTCTTCATCTCGAAGAGCTTTTTGGTTCATCTCATAAAGTTTGTACTCGTTTTTATTTGATTTTAAATCAGTGTCGATTTCCGCCAATTTTGTCGTAAAATCATCGGACTTGAATTTTCTGATAAGTGTTGCATTATCTCTATTCTCATCAGCTGCCTTCTGATATAGTTTATCAAAGATGTTTACACCAATGAATTGAGAAAGTATTTCTTTTCTTTCTGATTGTGATTTATCTATAAAGAGTGCATTGTTTCCTTGTAGGGATAGTGCAGTTAGAACGAAATCCTCGAACTTACCTAAGTACTTTTCAATCTCTTTGTTTGTATCTTTTCGTTGTTCACCATTAAGTGATTCTATAACTCCATTGTTATCTCTCCAAAAATCTACATCTACTTTTACTGATGTTGCTTTTCTAACATATTTGGCTCTTCTTTCAATATAGTAGTTAATACCATCTATCTCGAAGTTGAACTTACAATAGAAGTTTGTCTTACGGTTATTAATGATGTTTTTAGAGATGTTTGTACGAGAAGTCTTATCGTAGATACAAAATGATAATGCATCGAAGAGGGAGGATTTACCTGAAGCATTAGGAGCAAAGATACCAACGATACCTTGTGCTTTATCAAACCTTACTTTATTATCCTCACCATACGAGAACATATTAGAAAACTGAAACTCTTTCGGTGTCCATAATATATTACCCATTTGACCAGATTCATCTATATGTGAATTCAATTCTGAGTTTATTTCTGCTATCCTATCTAATTCATCATCTTCTAAAAGATATTGTCTTTCTAAGTAATCTCTTATGAGTTGGTTTTGGAATGTTTCATTTTTAACATCACCAACTATATTTTTGTTTACCTTTTGATTTGTTTTTAATTGTCCGATTGTATCGGTTCTAGTTACAGTAACTTCAGCAACTTTGAATAACTTCTTTAGTTCAGTTATTCTTCTTTTCATATCAGAAGCTTCTGTCTTTGTAAATCGTAATCTTAATCTTGGATACTTTGGAAGTTTAGTACCAACTTCATCATATACCCATTGAGGTATCTTACCATCAACTACATCTACTGTTAGAAATCCATAATCATTATGTAGATGATGTTCTGTAAAAGTTCTTGTAGGAATATCCCAAAGTAGATATCCATGATTTTCTAGTAACTCACCATGATTCTGTTGAACCATAGAACCAGCATATGCAATATGTTCATACCCTTCACCAAAAGTTTGTCTTTTGTGAATATCACCCAACATGGCCATATCGAATCCATCAAACATATCTACTTGAAATGAGTTTGAAGAAACGGTATAGCCGATATCTGTTTGAGCTTTGTTTACCGGTCCATGAAAAAGACAGATTGTATTTTCTCCATCAATGGTATTTCCTTTAGGCCAATTCTCCTTGTTATCCAATATAGAATAGACAACAAAAGTAAGATTGTGGATATTGTAAACACCAGTATCACGAAGATAATGAATTCTATCGTTTCCAAGATTTTGGATAATAGGTGTGAGTACATCGAGTCTGTGTGAATTATTTAAGTTACAATCATGGTTACCTGTGATTAATACAGTTTCTCTTAACTTAGCACACTCTGTAAGAAACCAACTTATTTCGTGTACGAGTTCTGGTGACATCTCAGTTTTTGCGTGAGCAATATCACCAGCAATATAGATTAGAGAATCCTCTATATTGTCTTGTTTAACTTGTTTTAAGAATTTTTTGAATACTAATCTGTATTCCTTGTGCCTTTGGAGATTTCTAATATGTAAATCTGCCAAATGGTAAACCTTATTTATTATCATAAACCTTTTAACTTTTGTGATATAATATCACCGAATCCTGTTTTCTTAGATTCTTTTAATTTATTATTTACTTCTGTGAACCCCATTTCAGATGCATCTTTATCTGTGGGTTTAATATTTTTTGTAGTGATTCCTTGATTTTGGAATTGCATAGTATAACGTAACGCTTGTTCTTGAGCATCTTCATCTAATAAGATGTTTATAGAAGATACTCCATTTTTAAATATAGCATCATTTAATTTTTTAGGAACAAACTTACCCAATATAGGAATAGAATTTCTTTTAACTGCCATTGCATCAAATACACCCTCTACTAAGGTAATTGGCTCATTCCAATTTATTTGATTTTCAAACATTATAACATTTTTTGAAACTGGTGGATTTTTGTATTTAAACTTTTCCTCAGAATGTACAGACCTCGCGATGAAGTAATTGAGTCTATTATCCAAATCATAGGAAGGAATAATAATCCTATTAGAATACATACCACCATCACAATACCCAATATTATATTTAGTAATATCTTCTTTAGTAATACCTCTATCTTCAGCATACTTAAGAGCCTTTCTGTACACAGGATTTATTTTACCCTTTGGTACTTTTAGTAATGATTTAAATTCACTTGGTAATCGTAACTCTACCTTTTCATCTTCAGTATCTTTACTATAAACTACATACTCATCTCCATAGATTTCGTACAATTTCTTTAATTTACGAGAATCTACATGAAGTCTCTTAAGTAATCTTTGTATTTTTCTTCCTTTTGCATCACAAACCCAACAATGCCAATATTGTGTTTTTAAGTTAACTTGTAACTTTTTCTTGTGATGATGACAAAATGGACAATAGTGTGCCTGTTCATCATTTTTCATAGATGTACCAGGCCCCAAAACATCATTTAATATATTAATAACTTCTTGTTTCTCGTGATGTGAGAGCATAATTACACTTTTAACAATACAAATATACGAAATTATTCCGTAATTTCCAAGTCTTTTCTAAAAAACTTTCCTAATAGGTTATCATTTAGAGATAATTTATCAGCAAGTACGTTATGAGAAAACTGTTCCTGTAACTCATAATATGTTAATGCCTTCTTAGTTTTACAAAATCTAAGTATCCTTAGTTCTAATCTATCATTTATTTCTCCTCTAGGTTCTTGTTCCATAGATAAAGTGTTCGAATGAAACCATAATTGTACTGAGGCATTTGATGAACGATAATCTTGCCACTTAGATTCTTTTATCACCTTTCTTTTTCTTTTGTAACCTTTTAATGGTGGTAAAGTTCTATGTGAATATAAGGATTTTTTTCCTATATAATATTGACCAGTTTGGCCATTTGTAATCTTGTATATAAATCCGATAGTCCCCTCGGGCATATCTGATATTTCTGTTATTGGTCTTCCGTTAAAATTCCATCCCATAGTTAAAAATCTTGAAATCATTATAATACCTCTCTCTCACCCACTCCTTCATCCACTCTTCAGAATAATAATATTTGTAATATTTTTCCTGGTTTAAGTTTGGATGATTGTTGTGTATTGGATTATTATTTAGATGTGGTAACTTTTCTTTATAATTAAGTTTTTTAAATAACACAGCGGTATCTTCTAATAAGTTTTCATATCTTCCTATAAAAGATACTTCTTTAGTATTTGTTTTTCCTTCGTTAATATAATAACTTTGAGGTATAATCCATGTATCGTTTTGATTTATTGTTTCAGTAAACTCACGAAAATTACTTGAATAAATACCTTTTCTAACTCCATGTTGCCATGCAGACATCAATCGTGTAAAAGGATTCCTTACTATTGTAAATATAAAATATTCATTATCTGGAACTGCACGTATAGAATCATGTGAAGTATATATTTCCACAGATTCCTTAGTTAGTAATACTTTGTTAATTGATGTTCCTCCGGTTTTAGGGACATGAATAAATGCCCATTTTTCAGAGTGATTTAGAAGTAAACTCAAAATTAATTGATTTAAGTTATTTTATTGTATCTGAGTACTTTTTCAGATTCAATTTACCACCTCTTGCTTGTGCAAGTGCCTTATTATCTTTGTGTAATTTGTTTTGATTATCAGCAGATATCGGTGTTTTATCTTTTCCTTTGTCCGCAAGTTTTGCGAATTCGGACTTGTTGTATAAATCTTGTATTGATGCCATATTAGTATCTCCTTGTTATTATATAAATATAGATTAAGTATCGAAACGAACAATAAAGTTCATATCATAATCTGGTAAATTCTTTATTGGTTTAGGTAATTTAGCAACCGCAATCATATTATTATCATCATCATATAAACCAATTGTTGTAATAAATGGTGCTAAATAAGAACCAGTTGGGTCTATTGATGCAGATGTATGATAATCATCCCAACTACCACTTACTGATGGTAGATGTGAACCTGTTATTGATGATTTTAATTTTATATCCCCTACCTCTTTAATCTTAACAGTTTCCGCTGGTTTAACATTTGGTATAGCTGTTGTTGTAAAATCATATGAGTTTGTTAATACAACATCTACAGCAGATGGACTTTGTGAAGTGTTAAATTCACCAGCCTTAGAACTTACTAAAACTTCTGTTTCGTAAATTGTTTTAGTACTTCTATATTCTAATGAATAACTTGTAATTAATTCAGTTAAAACTATCAAACCATCTTCATAGAAAATATTACCAAATTGAGAAGCATCGATTGATAGTCCATCGAAATCTAATACTTCAGATACTTTCATTAATCCTGCTTGTAAATCAAATGAAACTATATTTACTACATCTGTATCTGTACCAAAGGTTACTGTCATTTCACCTGATTCTAAATCGGTTGGAGAACTAGGGTGTATTGTTCCAGTAAATACCTCACCATCGTTATCACTTATAGTAATTTGACCTAATTCAAAATCAATACTTGTAAGAGTATATTCAGGAACACTTGAAAATATATTACCACTACCATCATCACTATAAATACTATCATTATCGTGATTTACTATTTGAACTGATTTAGATTTTATAGCTTCACCATATAATTCTTGAGGAACTGCAATGGTATAAATAGTATTAGATATCTTTCTTTCTGCACCAAGATTAGATAAATCAGAAACTCTACCAAATAAAGTAATGGCAGTTGCATCTGAATTATAAAATTTAGAATTTATGGAATTCCAAAGAGAATAATTATCACTTCCATAACTATTTGAAGCAGATACAACAGCATAATCAGAATTACTTAAAGACCATTCTTTATAGACCTTAAAGTTTCTTTTACTTATATTCGATTTTGGTATAGTTTTTAACATACAAAGGTTTCTCCTCTATATAAATATATTGAAATAAAAAACCCCACTCGTGGTGGGGTTATTTAAAATTATAAGTTTATAGATTAGAAATCAAGTTTTACTTTGATTAATACTTCCTTATCAAATGATTTTGGAACTGGTTGTGATGTTTTAGCCACCGCAATAAGTTCGTTAGCATCACTATATAATCCAACTGTTGTAATAAATGTTCTTGGGTCTTTTTCAAAAGTTGATTCTGCAAAAGAATTATCTGAACCAGTTACGAATGTTGGGTTATTAGAATAATTATATTCTCTGTTTGTTGCTCTTACGAAGTAATGTGAAGTAGAAACGTTTTCTGTTCTTCTTGCTTCAAAATCATTACCACCTTTAATTGCATTGTGTAATAAGAAATGATTTTTAGCTTCTGCATTTACTGCCAAAGAAACTGATGCATTATCTGCATTATTTTTATCAATTGATGTTCCTATTAAACTATGAACAGCAGTTGGGTTAAGAACAACTAATCCTTGTTCTGGATAGAATAAACCTAAACCTTGACCATTTGAAGCCGTAAGTGAGTTTACAGTTGCTGCATTTTCTGTTCCTAAATTAAGTGAACCACTACCTACATTAAATACTCTTCCTGCCTTTCCAACAGTATCATCAAATTTCTTACCACTATCATCAATTAATGTAGAGATTCCAGCAGAACCACTAAGTTTTAATGACCAGTTTCCTGCATCCATTTTCTCTTTGTAACGGGCACGAGCTACATTGATTACATAGATACTATCGGAATCGTGTGTTCCAGCTGCAGATGAAGAAAAGAATGTAAATTTACTATCATCTTGGTCTAAAAGAATTGATTTGTATTGAGCATAAGTTGCTTTAGATGCTAATGTAGATGAATCAGAGTTTGCTAATGATATAGAACCCTTTCCTTCTCTATGTCCATAAGCAACTGCATATTGTATTGCTGCTGATGAATCAGATGATGGATTTTTATCATATACATTTAAGTAATAGTTTGAACTTGCTGCTGATGCCTGAGTTGATGAAGTAAAGAAAGTATTTAAACTTCCAGTATCTCCACTCCAAAGACCAGTAGTAACAACTTCTACTTTACCTGTAATTTGGTCGAATTCTCCAAATCTCTTATAGATACCATTGGTGATTTGTCCACCACTTGCACCTAATTTATCACCACCACTTAAGTATTGGTTAATGATTTCTGTTAATTGTTCAGAAGTAAGGTTACCTTGATTACCGGATAAATAATTCGATAATTCTGCTGATAAATTTACTCCTGCTTGTCCGTTTATTTGTGCCATTTTATTTTCCCCTTATTAACTAGATACATATGTTACTGTTACAGGAATAGTTTGTGAACCACCTGTTTCGTTACCATATACTGTAATTGTTGATTTAATTGTTGCCGTTATATTAGGATTAGGAATAAACGTAAATGTTAATCCTGTTTCAATTGCAGCGGTTGTTGTAATTTCATCACCTAGGAATGAAGGTACTGTTCCTGCTGAGTTTGATAATCCTGTACCAACGATTGAACCAGCATTCTTGTTAGAAAGAATGATAGTATATCCACTCTGAGTGTTACCACTTGGTGAAGTTGTTGGTGTAAGTGAAACCTGTCCACTTTCTTGGTTTACTGATATTGAAGGGATACCAAATTCTACTTTAGGAATTTTAGTTGTTCCTTTTGGTAAAGTTACTAATTTATATCTTAGTACTTGTGTTTCATCTGGTGATGCTTCAGTAATCGGAATTGCTTTAATTGCCGAATCATAATAAGCACTACCTTTTGGATGTGCTGGTTCATAAAGGGTATAATCTACCTCGTCATCGCCTAATGCGAACTTGGTAATGTTTAAACCTTGTCCAGCTGCTAATTTCTCCCTACCCTTCTTTGTAAGAATAGCATCTACTGTGATTTCGGTATTATCTAAATAAGCCATAATTTAAATTCCTTGTTGTTGTAATGTTGTTATTCAATATATAAATATAACTAAATTATAAAATCGGTTATTCTACTTCTAAAATCGGTTCTCCACTTCCTCTACCACTATCAGAAACTTTTAATGTATTCGGATTAGTTGTAAATGAAACAACAGGTGAACCACCATCTATTGTAGTTGCACTTGTTTGTTTTGAACCATTAAAAAATGAATTTTCCATACCACTTGTCAAATCTCCTGTGTTTCTATAATGTGTTGGGAAATATCCATTTAATGGAGTAACTGCTACCACATCTCCACTTACAGTTGGGTCTGATGATTCATTTCCATCAGAACCAGTAAATGGTAAAATATTTACTTTATATCTATGTTGTGTTGTTGATACAAATTGTCTTCCTTTTGAAGAATCATTTGAATCTATATTTTCTGGTATATCAATACTATATTGTTCTTTTAATAAATGTACTTTAACTCTATCTTTTATAATATTACCATTTACTAATCGTGAACGAATAGAAACAGAACCATCTCCAAATAAACCAAATCCAGCAACAGATAGTGAATCCATTTCCATTCCAATTTGTTGATAAGCCGTTGAATCATACTGTCCTTGTACTGAGCCTGTTATCTGTGCATTAATGTTTATTTCAATTCCTCCCATAGTAGAACCTGAATTTATTGTCATAAATCCTTTTTGTTCTCCATCATCGGTAAATGAATATACACCAGTTAATCCTTGATTTTCTGCTACTAAATTTAAATCATTTTCTGCATTTATACTACCTGAATATTGTGGATTAGTTCCATATAAATTTACATCTTCATCTACATCTAAACTCGCAGAATATTGTGGATTAGTTCCTCCTATTTTTACATCATCTTTTATTTTAATAGAAGTTTCATGATAATTTTCATCACCACTTGGTTTTTTCCATTGTGTTTTACTTCTTTCAAGAATATGTGGTTCTATTAATAATCCACTAGAAACTTTGGCTCTAGCAGGTACTAATGATTCCAATACATCGAATAATGATTTATCAATATATCTTACAAGTTGTATATACTCATAAATGTTTAGTGAGTATCTATCAAAATAATAATTTCTTAAATCTTTTAATTTTTTATATTCACCCAAGTATTCATCTCGTGGGTCTCCAATATAGTTATCAATATTGAAATCACCAAGTGAACGCAATATATCCATATTTATTTCTTTTGTTGGAGAAAAGAAGAATCCTAGTTTATTTGAATCTATTGGTGCTTGGTCAAATGATTTCTTAGTTGCTCTAGTTTTGTAATTTAAATCAGATACTAATGTTTGTGTTTCAAATCTAACTTTATTTCCAACACTAAATCCACTTGATGGAACAGTAGCGGTTACATCTCTATCATATGGAGTGTATTGATAAGGATACGATGCTTGATTAGTAAATCCACTTGCAACCGATGATGTTGCATATGTTCTTATTAAAGAAACATTTTTTATATCAACATCTCCACTTGTGTGTCTGTTTTTTGGATATTCAAAATCATTTCTAAATATCAAATCTTCAGTAGATGATGATACATGATTACCATCAATTGCATCAGGTAATAAAGCATGATTATCAATTCTCGATGAAGATAATGGAGTTTTCCATAATCTAAATTCATCAAAGTTGCCATTAAAAGAAGTTGAACCAATTTTTATTTCACTACCACTTGTCCACGCTTTTGTAGAGTTAAGTGTTGTACTTAAATCTGTTCTCAATCTTTCTTGGAATCCTTCTTTAACATATAAGTTAAATGAATCTCCCCCAGTACTACCAGATGTTCTTGTTATTGCAAGGTTTACATAATCTCCATTGAATAATGGGAATGTATCAGTAGAACTAGAAGCACTACCCACAATAAGTTGTGCTTTGGCAAGTGAACCAGTATCTTTAAGAATATTAACTGACCATTGTGAACCACTTATTATTTGCTGGTTTTGTTTTGTTGTTGTACTAATTCTAAATTCTACTGTATTTGGAAATTGTGAATTACCACTATATTGTTTCCATGGTACAGTTATAGCAGCTGCTCCACTTAAGTTTATTGATGCCGTTCTATCTTCAAATGTAAATTTACTTGTACCACTTTGAGTTGGGTCTTTTGGCCCACCAAATTCCATTATTGTTAATAAGGATGCTGGTACTCCATAACAACTTAATGCAGCATGTACAGCTCTTTTAGTACCTTTATTTTTATATAAGTAAGGTAAGTTATTTAGTAATCTTCTCCATACTTCATTTTGTCTATCCTTACCACTCATTGATGATACTGTTGTACCATCTGAATGTTTACCAAATGCATATTCCCACAAGAATTGTGATTGTACTCCCATATCAGCATCCCAACCAAGAGATTCCAACATATGATATACAAGTTCACTTGATATACCAATTTCTTTTTTGTGTTCTGTTTTTTTAGATTGAGATACTCCTCTGATATAAGTCCATATTGTATCAAAGTGTTGTCCAATCATATCAAAGAAAAGAACATATTCACTATTTTTAAAATCATCAGTAACATGAGCAGGTAGGTTATAACTCAATCGTGATGTATTCTGTTTATCAAATTCATGTGCACTAATAACCGCACTATCGTACCAACTTGTTACTATAGCATCACTAGATGTTATTGCAGTTCCATTTACATTAAAAGGATATGTCCATGAATTTGCATCATTTGTTGTAAACTCAGATGATGAAGTGAATAAGAATTTTTCAAATGAATCAAATCCTCTTTTTGTTTCATTTATTTTATTTAATTGAGAATTTGCTTCATTTAATACAGATAACGAACCTGTCCATCCTGCAATACCTGAACCTGATGTTAGTTGATTATATCTATATTCATAATTTTGAATTAATTTTACTTTATAAACAAAGTTTTCTACTCTTTCCTCAGCAGATGAGTATTTTACAAAATCTTTCCAATTATATTCTTGTATTCCTGTTTCTTTGATTATATTTCCTGAACCAGAGTACTCTTCAAAAAGGTCTGTTGAACTAGATACAAATGAAATATCAAGTTTATCTTGTGTAAAGTTAGAAGAAGATACAAATTGATTAACCAAATCACTAGATGTAGTTGAACCACTTGTAATTAAATCATCAAGAATTTGATATCCAATATCATCACTTACATCTAAATCAAAATTAGGAGTAAGTGGATTACATACTTGTATAGAATTATCTACAATAGTAATCTGGTCTATAATTGGTATAGATTGTATTTTAGAAAGCCAAATAGAATCATTTACATTAACTGTTTTATCTAATGGTTCATATAATTTTAATACTACTGTTTTTTCTGTTGATACCTTAACATCTTTATTAATATCTTCCTGATATTCGTATTTAGAAAAAGTTTCTTCATCAATTCCCCAAGTTGAAACTAGTTCATTATTACCATTTCCTAAATGTAAGTAATGAGTTAAGAATTTAGATTCATCTGATTTAAGGGAATCAACATCTACATCAGCTAAAAAGGCTTTTCTTAAATCAGCAATCAATGTACCTCTTCTAAGTTTTAAGTCTCCTTTATCAAAAGTAATATTTATTTTTTCATACTTACCTTCTGTTACTTCATTACCTTCAAGGTTAGTTGGAATAAGTACTAAACTGAATTGTACTTTATCTATATTCTCTTGTGGTTTATTTTTTAATTTATTTAATACATCACCTACCTTAAACTCTGCTATTCCTGATGGTTCAAATTGTCCTAATAAGTTTGAATCTTCTTTTTTATCAATATAAATCTTAACAAAGTTAGTGTTTACTGATTGCCAAGATATTTTGAAAGGAACATCATATTCTTTAAAATCAGCTCCCTTTATATTTTGTGGGTAGTTAATATTTGTAATATCTGGTCCTTCTAATACTTCTTCACTAAATACATTTATTGTAATTTTAGCATATTCACCAGTTCCACCCTTTTCAGATATAGGTTGTAGATATAGTTCATATAATCCCAATCCATTTATAAAATCTTCTTTATTTAAAACAACCGAACCTGATTTATCGATTCTTCTTTCTGTTTTTCCTAAAGTAAATCCAACATAATCAGCATATGCCGTTGAGTATGGAACTTTTAAGCTAATACCAGCCGCAATATTATATTTAAGATTAGTTAAATCAACTTTAATAAGTGGAGTACCATCTTGAGCTACATCTACGATTGGTTTTGATTCTATAAATACTTTAGTTAAACCAGAAGTTAGTGGTATCTTAGTATCGTATGTTGTTAAAGTTCTAGCGTCTTTTCTATCAGGATAAGTTATAGTATATGATATTCTATGTTTTGTTACATCTCCTTTATGAAATAATTCAATATAAGAAGTTGCATTTTCAAACCCATCAGTACCAGGTTGTCTTAATTTTAGTAAATCATCTTCTTCAAGAAGACCTTCAGTTCCCCAAGAGGTTCTAAAACCAACAAGACCATTGAATGCAATATCTGCTTCCATTTCTATATCAATAGGTGTTGGGTCAGGTATTACAACTACATTTTTAAATTGAAAATCTAAATTAGCAGCAAATACTTTTTGTGAAACAACTAGATTTTCAACTGGTTTGGTTGATGGTTGTTCAACCCACCTACCATCTATTCTTTTTTCTATTAAAAATTCGTAAAAACTAAACTTAGTACTACCAAATGAAAATCTTGGTAGTGGTTTTGGTTGTGGTTTTATAAATGGTTTTGTAAATCCAAGAAATAAATCATCTCCTCTAACTGCAAGTTCTTCACGCCCATCAAATCTAAAATTAGTATTAAATTGTGGTTTTATTTGGTCAAACTTTAAATAATCTTTAGTAATAGGAACATAGTCTAGTTGAACATCTTCAGGTACTAGTGGTTTTATTTCTTTAACTATACTATTTAATTTAGAAGTAATTCTATATGAATCATCTGATATTTGTTCACCTCTTTTTACAGTAACTATTACTGGTTTAATACATTCTTTTGCATTTAAGGATATTTTTTTAGATGAAGAATTAAATTCTGTATTTTTTGAATTAAAAAGAACATCAAATCCTTTTTTATTAGAAGATGTACTTAATAATATAGTTGCATTTTGGGTTTTTATTGGCGGTTCATATTTACATACAGAATTATTAGCAGTAGTTGCTCGTGGATTGTAGTTAATCGCAGTTCTATCCATACACCCACTAATAATAGGAATATCTTTAGTAGGAGAACCTACTCCACCACCTCCACCAGAATCTAAATTATCAGACAGAACATCATCGACAATATCATTTTGTCCTCCAAATCCTAAATCTGAATTTGGATTATATTGTTCATCGAACTGAAATATTTTCCTTTTAATCGCCATGTTTATAAATATCCTACCCTACTTTTTATCTGTATTGTTCTATGTTTAAATTTTCTCTATCTATTACTACATCATCTTGACCAGGAGTTGGTATATTTCTACCACCACCTCCACCTCCACTACTATTAGTGGTATTAGTTGATGTTGTATTAGGTGATGATGTACTTCCACATACACCCCTTCTTGTTATTTTTAATCCTGATATTTGTGTTACTGTTCCTTCTTGAGCACAAACTATAATACTATCGCCAGGTAAAAGTGCAGGAAACTGTACAAGTTGTCCTACTTGATTTTTATATGTTGAAGTTATTGTTTGGCCTGTTCCTCCTCGACCAGATGCTAGTTCAAAATTTGATATCAAACTAGTATATCCATATTCTGAAGAACCCTGTCCTCTAAAAGATTGATTCTCTATGAGGTTAGGTCTGATAAATGAACTTTCTCCTGAATTACTTATATTGGTTATACTATATTCTACTAAAGAAGGAGAAGTATCTATTTCTCTTATTTTTGGAACTTCTCTAACATCATCATTTAGTCCAAATTTTATTTGTCCTACATCGTGTGTAATTTCAAATGAATCAAATTCTACTCCTGATTGTGTACCTGCACTTACTCCATTTAATTTCCACTTTATACTAGCGGTAGAAGACCAAACATAATAAGTTTTAGTTACACTCTGAATAATTTCTTCATATCTACAACTACCATCACTTTCGGTAGCCAGACTATTATAATTTATTGCAGATGGGTCTGTACATCCTAATATAACAGGCTCTTCTTCTTTATATCTACATGAACCATCTTCTGTATTGGCAGATGGATTAAAGTTTTCTGCAGATGGGTCTGTACATCCTTTTACTTCAGCATCAATTGAATCTGGTTCTGTTGCAGAATATATAGAATTAGATGTACTTGATTTTAATATATTTTTTAAAGCATCTATTGTTATCTGTTCTTCTTTAGAAAGAATATTATCTTTCTGTATATCTCGTTTTGGTAAATAATATTCTAAAGAATTTATTAATGCAGTTTCTGCAATTCTTTTTATTTCATCTACTGATAATTCAACACAATCTAATTTTTCTTCAGAAGGCTTTCCATAGTTAGTTGAACTAATACTCCAATTTAATCCTTGTACAAAATACTTAAGAGATTCAATCCATTTATCTTTTACTTTTAATACAAATTCATCAAAGTTAGATATTTTAAATTCTTTCTTAATTAAGTTAATATATTTTGTACCATCTGTTTCTTTTCCTTTAGATAGTAAAATATATTGTTTTATTTTTTCTACACTACATGAATCAACATATTCTTGTATAGTATAAATTACATCATCTCTAAATGAAGATTCATTGGTAAAAATAGAATATCTTTTTTCTAAATCCTCATTTAATGAATCTCTTCTAATTGGTAAAATTCTAACTTCTGTTCTCGATGGTGAAATTTCATGTATCCACATTTTATTAGATTCAACTTCCTCAGTACCAACTCTTCTGTTTAATAAAGTTATTTGTGTTTTAAAACTACCATTTGAATATCCAGCATCTTTAATTAATCTTTCTAAGTCAACTACGAATTCTTGTGAATCTTTTGTATTCTTAGTAAAAGAATTAGTTGGTAAAGTTAAAAAATATTCTTTTGATTTTTCATCATCTAAATATATGTATCTTACTAACTTACCAGTATCACCTTGTGGCAATTGATTATTGTTTATATCATATAGTATAAATTCAATTACATCAGCACACCCCAACCCAAAGTTAGATTTAGATATTTCTTTTTCAAATACCTTTCTATCTTCGGAATCAACTAAGTATCCTTTCCTATCTACAATATTTTTAAAATCTTTTATTGCCATAATTTATTAATTACCTTTTCCACCACTTCTTAATTTTCTATAAAATCTTCCTAACATATCAAACGTTGTTCCATCTATCTTTAGAGTAATTTTATCATTGAATTTTTTTCTTCTTCCTTTTGGTGAAGATACATTTCTAACTTTAGTTGCAGTTAATGTTACTTTACCAGGAGTACTACCACTTCTTGCTGGTATTGTTCCTGACATTTTACTAAAACCAATCCATGGGTCATCATGTCCACCGGCATCAGCTACAATAGTAAAAGAATATGATACTTCTTTTTCATCATTGAAGTTGAAAAGTTCTAAATCATTACCATTCGCCCAACCACAACTTTTTCTATTTGACCTAAAGTAGAATGTTCTTCCTTCATCAAGTTTTTCTTGGTCTCTAACATTATTTTCTGGTATCTTCCACGCATAATCACCTTCTTGTTTATATGAATTAGGAGGTCCACTTAATGAACGTAATATAGCAGTTTCTTCTTGTTGTGCCTCTTCAGCCGCTTCTGCCGCTTGTAAACTTTCTACTATTCCTTTTTGAGCTTCAAGTAATTCCTTCAAGGTATATTTTTGAGCTTGTAAACCTCTAACTTGTGCAGCCAAAGAAACTCTTTCAATACCCTCTTTCGTACCTTTTATAATTGCAGTTGAAAAATCTCCAAGTAAATCTGAATATCTTGCATTTGTTTGAGCTGCTTCATTTTCTGCCGCAGATTGTTGTAATTTCGCAGAATCCAATTCTTCTAATGCCAAATCTAATTGAGATTTAAGGCTTTCTATTTCAGATTCTAATGTTGATATTTGTAAATTTAATTCTCGTATTTCATCTTGAGCTGCATCATATTTTTCTTGTAAATTATCATATCTTGATTTTAAGATATAATCTTTTTTATTTAATTTACGTTTTTTTATTAACTCATCTACCTTTACATCAATTGCCTTTTTTAATTCCTCTTCATTATATTTAGGTTTTACTAAATCAGCTGATGTTTCTCCTCCATATGATTCTTGCTCTACTTTTATAGGAATTTGCTGTTCGTTTAATTCTTCTTTTAACTTAGGGGATATTGGTTTGGATTTTTTTATCGGCTTAGTTCCAAATGGAACTTCTTTTTTCTTTTCATCAGGTCTGATTTCTTTACCATCTATTTTATTGACAAGAATATGTCCTTTCGTATCTCTACGAACTGCCTTTGAACCCTTTTTGACAAGTTCATCAATTCTAAATTTATCCTTTAAAGCCATCTCTTTACTTTTCTACTGTAAATGTTAAATCTTTATCACTAAAATATTCTACCACTCCACTTCTTACAGTTTTTATTTCAATATAGTAATCTCTATTATATTCAAAGTTATTTAAATTTAATTTAAAATAGTTACCGATTGCATCACAACTAACCTTTGTATAGTTATCGTTAAATGGTACTACTACTTCACCTGTTACTATATCTTTAATTTGATAATAAGTGGTTGATGGTAAATACTTTACATCAGTATAAGCATACTCGTTGGTGTAGGTTTTAAGAGGATATTTCTCTCTTCCAAAAACTCTAATTGTAGGTTTACTTCCTCTTTTATATACTGTTTTTAGTCTTTTAAATGTTACATGAATATCATCGGCAGTTAATGCACTAAGAGAACCAGTTATAAATGATGAATCATCCCAACCAATTCGTAACTTAGGTTGGTATATAGTATTTGTTTCTTTTGAAAAGAATTTTAATTGGCCATAATCAACTGTATCATTTTCTTTAACCGAATCGTGTTTTAGAATCCAACCTTGATTTGGTATAGTACCAGCAATCCAAGAAGTAATCGAAGGTAATACATTCATACTAATATCACTTGTTGAATATGAAAACTCTTGAGATGATGATGAGCCTGTGTACCAAGTTCCTCCCTTTCCATTAAACGAACCAGTCGTTCCACTTGCAAATCCATTTCCTAACCAATTAGTAGTTGTTGTTCTTTTGTTCCAACTACATCCATCAGTTGATATATCATCAAATCGTGTTCCGATTCCCACATCCCAAGATTGAGAAATAGGATATGCATAAATTGTATAATCAGTAGGAATTTCACTTCCTTCGCTTTCGTTAAGTATTAAATGAGCCGAACTCATTGTTACTTCACCACTTGCAATAGAAGCAGATAATGGAGTGGTATCTATTTTAATTAACGTATGAGCTACATCTTTTAAGTTACCATAATAAGTTTTAGATATTTCTAATATCTCATCCCTACCTGTATTTTGAGTAGGTTGTTGTAAATAAATTGTTGAATCTTTTGATGCTGTTACGAAATAATACATTATACAACCCTCCCTTTTATATCCTTGTTTGGAAATTTAATCTCAAACACAGAAGGGTCTACTGATGGATATACCATCTTACCTTTTGTTGCTTGTGATATATTATATGAATTTGTAGAGTAACTTCCATTACATTTATTAGTAATTTCACATTTAGGTACTGATTGTACTCCCTCTACTCCTGCCAATAATAATTCTATTTCAGATATATTAATTGCCATATTGAAAGTCCAATTATCGATATTAAAATATTCTTTAAGTTCACCTATACACTTAGTAAGAACTTCTCTTTTGTTATATCCACCATAAACTCTAATTTCAAAATCAACACCTATGTTGATTATATAACCATCTATAATATTAACACCATCGGTTAACATTCTGTATTCTCCTAGATATGTTTTTAAGTTTTGTTTGATTGCAGTATTACTTGTTAATCTTTCCAAATTCTTATTAGAATTATATCCAAGAATATATAAGTTAATTGCAAATGGATTGTTTTTTTCAGTTTGATTATTTGTTTTACTAGATAAAAACTTTTTTACTTCATTTTTTATTTCTTGTTGAGATAACTTTCTTTCTCCAAGTCCTGTTACTAAACTTGTAAACTCTTCCAATGAATCAGGATTAGATAATATTGATGTTGGTGAGTTATTATCAAGTTCTCCATCTGGTGCACAATATGCTTTTGCAATTCCACCAAATTTAGCTGGCATAGAAAGTGCTCTTACTTGATAATCTTTTCTTGTTACTGCTCTGTTTTGTGAACCAAAGTTTGCAAGTGAGTTTTCTCTAATTTCTTCAATCGTTTCTGCACCTCTACCACCTGTAGCAGGTACTTCGTTTTCTACAGCAACTGATTGTTTACCTTTATTATATAGTTTTAGTTCAGTTGGTGTAAACAATGTAGAATCATCATCATATTGAATTTGTGTAATACTAGTTAAATCTCCTTTTTTTACATTCGATTCAACTCCTCCTCCAATTAAGTATCTAACTGTTAGTGTTGTATTTGAAGGTGCTTGACCATATGATTTAGTTTTTAAGAAATTAGCTGGGTCAAATGAAGCTCCTAATTTATCTATTGATGATTGTAACCCTAACCCAACATTTTTAAAATTTGGTATTAGTGTTTCATCGTTTGTTGCAGTACCTCCACCAAATATAATTGTAGTTGTATTATCTGCATTTACTTGTGTTGTAAACCTTCTTGAAGTTTTTAATAATTTTAAAACACTTGGTACTGAAGCAGAATGTTGTTTTAAATCTTTATCATATTGTTCTGTATTTGGGTAATCAACATAAACCATCTCTTGTGCCAAATAAGGAACTTGATACCATTTGTTTCCATTAGAATCTCGTACATCAAATATATCTATTACATTTTTATCTGCAATTTGTATTTTTGAAAAATCTTGAGCTGAACCGAATTGTACTTCAACTTCTTTGATTCTAGCAGATATTGCATTAACTTTTTTCTTGATTAGATATTGAGCCGGCTCATTAGTACCATCAACTCTTCGATACACACTAACTTCTCTTTCACTATCATCATTGAAATCTATAGCTTCACTTGTTCTAAATGTTACTCCTTCTTTTGATTCGATTACCATTCCTTGTTTTATTCTTAACGCATATGAGTAATCAGGTTCAACTTTACCCTCACCAATAGATTTAGATGGTACAAGTTGATATATAGATAATTTAGTTAGTGCAGGATATGTTACCTTTGGTTGATATCCTAGGTATTTTGCTAATGCTAATACATTTTCTTCATCTTGAGCATATAACATCATTGATTCTTTCAATGTGTCATCTGTATAGTAAGATAGAGAATCTCCAATAAAAGATGCCATTTCAATGAACATCATACCAGGTGAAGATTCGTTAAAATCAGAATAAGTTTTTGGGAAGTATGATTTAGCATACTCAATAATATTATTTCTGAATTGAGAAAAATCTTTATTGAGATACTTTATATCCCTACCATTATTACTTTTAAAGTTTGCTGAATTTAATGCCATACGTTACCCCTCTACTGTGAATGTTACTTCTTGTGTTTCTATTTGATTACCTACTGTGAATGATAATTTAAGTTCTGCTGTGTTTTTATCTTTCATCTCATCTGTCATATTTACATCAATTTCTTCAATTGATATATAAGGTAACCAAAAGTTAACACTATTAGTAATAGTTTCTTTTAACCTTTCTTCAAAACTATCATCCATTTGTTCAAATAGTAATGATGATAATCCTGTTCCGAAGTTTGGTTGCATTACTCTTTCACCTTTTTTAGTTAATAGTAAATTTTTTAAATTAGATTTTGCTTGCTCGTATGATGAAAAGGCTGATTCAAAGAAACCAGTATTTCCATTTTTTACAGGCAAAGTAATTCCATATGCAAAATCATTAAATGATTTTGTATCCTTTACTACTTTTTTATCTAATATAAATGCCATTTTTTACCCCTTACCTTGTTTTAAATTTCTTTACAAGTGTAGAATTATCTCTATTTAATATTTTATCAAGACCAGGTAATCCTGTTCGTACACCAAGTCCTGTTTTATTTGGTTTTGTTGCAACATCACCATATCCCATTTTATGAGCCATCTGAGTTTTTAATCCTCCAACTCCAGCTCCAGCTCCTTGAGAAGTAAACTCAACAGTTTTATCCATACTCTCTTGGATTGGTTGTTGTTGTGGTAGATTATCTAATACTGATTTACCTCCACCTGGTGTTGAGCTTCTTTGTTCTTTTGAAAAAGGCTTTGTATTATTTAAAACTTCATTCAATATAGGATTGTTTGAAAGTTTTTTTGTTGGTGTTTGTCTTTGTTCCTCAAGTGCAAGTTCTGCTTGTTCAAATGGGTCTATTACATCCTCTTGAACTACCTGCGGAGAGGGAACGCTGACTACACCTCCCTTCACCTCTGCTAATCTTTTATTTACTTCCTCTTCCAATATCTTTGGAAAAGTTTTAGATAAAAAACGTTCTTGTTGTTTGGCAGTTTCTACCTCAACAAGAGTCTTTATTACTTTTATTAATTGTTTGTTGTTCATTTTAAAATCTATTGTTCTTAATATAAATATATCTTCTTTAATTTTATGGTATTGTCCAACCTGTCCAAAATAGTACTCCAGGTGCTGGTGGAACTAGTGGAAACCCAGGATATAGTGAAATTGTTATATACATTCCTTGTATTGTAGTAGAATGTATTTGTAAACTAGCAACTAATCTATCTAAAAAAAGATTAGTATTATCAGTTGGCATCAATGGCCCTACCGGTGCCCAAGTTCCAGGTACAGTTGTAAATCCAGTTATAGTATAAAGATTTTGAAATGCTCCCATTGCTGGAATAATTGGTGGTGTATTTGATAATGTTGCTCCTGTCCAATATCCCAATACTCCTTTTCCTATATCATCTATAAATGTATGTAACCCACTTTTTTTTGATAAACTAATTTTACAAGCAATTTTAACCAATGTAAGCATTAGTGGTTTATTGGGTGTCATGATTGGTACTTGATTTGCGGTTTGAAGTCCTCTTCTAACACACATATCATATTCGTTAGTTAGTTTCTCTGCAAAATCATCTGAAGATTTTATACCTCCTTGATTCTTCATATAAAGAGACATATTATTTTTAAATATCTTCCAAGACATAACTACTCCGTATAATTAAGTGTAGAAAGTATAGTATCTAACTTAGATTTTATTTTGTTAAAATCACCTTTGTTATTTGGCCCTACTGCAGTTGGTCCTGATGGAGTTGAGAATACTTGTTTATTTATTGCATTAATTAGTTCTTCTAATAAATCAATTAAAGTTTGTCCTCTTGCAATTGGTTCTGTTGTTTCTTCTGTATTAAGATATATTTCTCCAGCTCCTCCAAGAATAAAAGTATTATTATCATTGGTAGTAATTCTAACATCTCCATTAAAATTCATAGATGCCCCATCATTACCATTATCAATACTAAATTTACCATCAGAAACAAACCCATAATTACCTTTAGAAAAGAAAATCATTTCAGATTCTTTGGATGATAATATAATTCTACCACTATTAATTAATATTTGGTCTCCTTTAAGTTCACTTGGATAATCATCAAATACTTCAGGAGTTGTTTCTAATGGAGTATCTGTTGTTCCAGGTGTAAAATCTGATAAGTATTCTCCACTTGTTATTGCAATTGTTGAACCATCATCTATAATATTTTCTTCTGTGATATCTCCTATCTTTAAATCATTTAAAGATTTAGAATCTTGTCTGTTTCTGATTATAATAGTTGGGGATAGAATATTATCCGAGTTATTATATCCACTAAAACGAATTGATTGCCCAAAACGAGATTGAAATAAATTATCTCCTTCGTATAGTTTTAATCTATTTACATTATTAATTTCAAAATAATCACCATACTTTGCTTCTGTTTTTGAATTAGATGTTGATTGAGCAGTACCTGTTTGTGATACACTTGAATATGAGGATGCTTTATTACCACTACTTTCATCATAACCATCAAATTGTTTTTTTCCTGCATTTTTAGATGCACTACCTTGGTTTAAAAACTTAACAGGTATTCTTCTATAATATCTACCTACAATTTCTATTGTTTCACCAACAATAGGTAAATCTAAGTTGGTTGAATTTTGTGGATAGTAAATTGGTAGTTTTTCTTCAGCCGTTACTTTATCACTCAAACGCCTTGCAATAACACACCCAACATTAAATAAATTCTTATCACCACTAAAAACTTCACTATGTCTATCTTCTACCGTATCTCTTAGTCTTGGATGTGTTTCATCTAATATCACACCAACTACAACAGCGGTATCTATTGAACTAACTCCCTTAGAATAGTTTGCAGAAGATGCAAGTGTTTGTTTAGATATTCTCTGGCTCATTAAGTTTTACCTTTTGTTTAAGTTCTTCTACTTCATTAGTGAGTTCATCAACTTTTACATCTTGCTCATCTGCTACTTGTGAAATAGTTTCATCTAATTGTTTTAATAATTGTTCCTTTTCTTCATCGGATAAAAAGCCAGTATCCCCTTCAGCTTTATGTTGTGCTCCAATTATTCTTTGTGCAATTGCTGCCATCTTGATTAGTGAATCATCGTTCTTAACTGATGTATCAACTAAATCTTTTATGATTGGCCCAATTACTGCCATATCCCCAGCATGCCTAATTACCTTTTTCATTTCAGCAATTAGCTCAGAGATTCTTTGTTTCTTGTTTTGTTGATTATCATAGATATCTTTAAACAATCCACTAAGGTTTTTACCAGGAAATAATTCAAAATCTGTACTCATGATTATACCATATTAGTTGTATATAAATATAGTAAACGAAAAAACCTCACTTTTTAGGGTGAGGTTTAATCTTTTAACGCGTTGAAGAATTAATATAATTCTTACTTTTTAATAATGTGGTAAAGTACAAAGGCACCAACTAGTCCTAATAGACCTTCAGCACTCAAACTTCCTAAAATAGCCATAATATTATCAACTACTGATACTTCTGGCCAAAATGGGATGTCCGCTCCTTTGAAGAGTACTTCAAATACTACTCCTAGAGCAATGATACTAATACCGATTTTTGTTAATTCGTCAGCCCAAGAGCCTATTTTTTTCAAAAATTCCATATGTTTCTCCTTTTGTTTTAATTAAATGTGAATAACTTTTCCATCTTGCAAAACTAGGGATATCCACAAATAACTATGATATATACTTGGTAAAAAATTATGATATATATTGAAACATCAATTAGAGAGGTATATTGGGGGTTTATATATTTATGTACAAAAAAACCCAACCGAAATTCGTTGGGTTTCTATTCTAGCCACTTTATTATACGACCAGAGTTCTTAGTAATAAATAGAGAGTTTTACAGTTAACGTATCTTTTTACGAACTACATAAGAACCAAGTATCAACACATCCATCTCACAATTTAAAAATGTTTTAATTGCATCTTCTGGTGTGAGAACCATTGTTTGGTCTTTTAAATTAAATGAAGTATTAATAACAATTGGAAATCCAATTAGTTTTTCTAGTTCACCGAGTATTTGATAAACATATCTAGCTCTTGTATTTGTTAGAGTCTGAACTCTTGATGATTTATCTACATGAGTTATAGATGGTAATTTATTTATAAATCTATCAACTACCTTTACTACTTGATTCATATATGGTATATCAGAATCATATTCAAAATAAGTAGTTAATGCTTCTCGTTTACATATAGGAGCAAAAGGTCTAAATCCTTCTCTTTTTTTAATTACTTTATTTAATCGAGATTTCATTTGAGGGTCACATGGATTTGCAAATATACAACGACTTCCCAATGCTCTAGCTCCAAATTCCATTCTCCCTTGAAACCATCCTATAATATTATTCTCAGATATAAGTTCAGCAGTGTAAGGTATTAGTATATCACTTGGTTTCCATTCATAGTAAACATCTAAGTGATAATCATTAAGTGCTTTTAACATATCTTGTTTACTATAATCAGGACCTAAATATGGATTAGTATTATCATGTCTATCAATATCAATACCTTTATAAAAACTTTCGAGAGCTACCCCAATTGAAGAACCAGCATCCGATGGAGCTGGTGGTATCCAAATATTTTGAAACTTTGTTTTTTCTTTTATCTTACCATTTGCAGTTCCATTATAAGCACATCCACCACTCAAACATAAGTTCGGTGTTTCTGTTATTCTGTATAATCTGTTTAATAATTTAAAGAAATATTTTTCATATTGAAATTGTACCGATGCAGCTAAATCTTTATAATCTTGTGTTAGTTCTTCTTCTGGTAATCTATTTGATATACCTAAATGTTCTGATAGTTTTTCATTAAACATATGGTCATCAGACCAATCATATTCAAAATAATCCATATTTAATTCATATCCACCATCTTTAGTAGAATAAATTATATCTTCAAATTTTAAATTATATTTTTCAGGATTACCATATGGAGCTAATCCCATAACTTTATACTCACCCTCGTTTGGTTTGAATCCTAAGAAAGCAGTAAATGAAGAATAAAACATTCCCAATGAATGTGGGAAATCTATACTTTGTAATTCTTTTATTTTATTCTTATCACCATAAGATAAAGAAGTTGTTTTCCACTCACCAACACCATCTACTGATAATATAGCTGATGTTTTAAATGGAGAAGTATAGTAGGTATATGATAGGTGAGAATCGTGATGATTACCAAAAATAACCTTAGTATTTTTACCTCTATACTTATCTATATTTTGATTTAATAAATTATAAGATTCGGTATTTCTGTTTATTATTTTTTTTCTATTAAAATATTGCCAAATACCACCTCTTTTTGTAGATTCTGTAATTCTGTCTAATTTTGTTATTGGGTTTTCATAAAAACATATTTCAGATATATCTTCTTTGGAAATACTAAATTTATCAAAAAACCAATTTAAGGTATTATGTGGAAATGAAGAATCGTGTTTTATACCTGTGAATCTTTCTTCCTCACAAGCAGCGATAACTTTACCATCTTTAACCAAAGAGGCAGCTGAATCGTGATATCCACAACTTATTCCTATAACATATTTTATTTTCATTCCTATAAATAATCAGTATCTATATATCTATCATCTTCCCAAAATGTTTCTTTCTTATCAACAATCAATTCTCCATGATGTAAATAATCGTTTAACATTTTTTTCTGATGCTTTTTCATTACATTTACAACTTTAGTAATATAATGAGTTTTACAATCAGTCATTTCTCTGATAAGTAGATATAAATGTTTTTTGTTAAAGTTTTCTATATGTTCACTTCTTCTAAATAATTCTAATATGGCATCTGCTATTTGTAAATCTCTTTTCTTTGTAAATACTGAATTTAAATTATTATCCCAATAAGTTAACATCATCTGCTTGAATTCCTTAAATTCATTATTTTCTTCAACTTCATTAAAATCATTTTCAGGATTCCATGTTTCTGGCATTTGTGAAAGAAGATTATTCTGTTTCCATCTTTTGTAGTTACCATTATTCTTTAAAATCAAATGGTTCTTTGCAATAATAGTGAAGTAAGAAAACGCTCTACCCTTTCCCTCTTTGAACATATGTATTTTTTCTACCATTGTAGAAACTACTTCTGTTTGGACATCTTTTTTCGGTACATCGAAATAAGTAAACTTGAATGTATTAAGAACATTTTCTGCAAGTTTTTCGAATGGATATTTGATTCTTTCTTCATATATTTTAGACCTTTCAATAGGGTCAGTTGAGTTATTATATTCTACTATAGCTTCTTGAGCAGGTGTTCCAAAGTATATCTTGGATTTTTTTCTTCTAGGTCTTGGCATATTATAATTCTCTATTTAAGGTTTCAACAATTTTTTTTAATTCTAAGAAGGTTACTCCTACTTCATCATCCTTTTCAAATACTTCTCTATTATCAAGTTCTCTCATTTTATCGAGAGCAGTTCCAACAGACTGTATGGTATCATTAGTAGTTTTAACTAATCTATCTTCGAGTTGTTCGTTTTGTTTTAATAGGTTTCGAACTCCTATTAGTAGTAGTATATTTATGACTACTGAAATTCCTATAATAATATTATAGGTAGTTAATAATTCTATCATGAATTTGGTTTTAATTTAATATCGTATCCACTAAATTGTTTCATATACGATGTGATTTTTGTTCCATTACCATCTCTAAAAACTTTTCCATTTTTAAAGTATCGTTTTACAGAACCCTGTCCTCCAAGATGTGCAGCTGCTAATATACCACTTTCTGTTATTAACATTCCATTAACAGTTTGTCCATCGAATACATCAATGTACTTTTGTAATTTTTCTTTGTTGTGTAGTAATAAAGCCATCATTGCTTCTTCTTGTAGTTGTGGGTTATTTAGAAATTCTTGTTTAGTTACTTTGAATCCTAATCCTTTTAAAGTACTTCTTCCAAATTGATACTTACCCATATATCCCCATCGATTTACAACATCATATCTATTTGTTGATTCTCTATATCCAATAGCATCTAAGAATTTTTCTAATTGAAAATTATGATGTTCTATAATAGAATCACTTATACGTTGTTGTTCTTTGAGTTCTAATTCTCTTTCTTTTTCTAAATCAACTAACATAGTTTCTATGTTGTTTGATTTATCTTTTGTTACTGCGGAATCAATCATTCCAAACGATAGTAGTGAAACTACTAACGTAAATATTATCTGTCTTTTCATAAGGTCTCCCCTTTAATTAAACATATTATTCCACTAATATACGAAAAAAATTCCATATATCCAAGCAAAAAGTAATAAATTTTTAGGCTTCTCCTTGTGGGCCATAATACATCCCACTCATAACTTCTTCTTCAGTTGAAGAGGTTTCTTCAAAACCATCAAGAATACGTTGAGTACTTTCGATGTTTTTTTCTAACCTAGATTCTAGTTCATCTTCGGTTATTATTCCACTATCTATTATAATATCTATAAGAGTTTGCATAACAACATTTTGAGTTAACAATCTATCGTTAAGTTTTTTTATGTGTATTCTTTGTGATGTTAAGCTCATTTAATAGTTCCTTTAATTCGTTTTTATTTTCACTTCCATAAACCAAATCACCAAATGATTTTTTGATACTATTATTACCATACCCCATTGCAGAGGCCATTCTTATACAAACAACCTTGTATTCATTAATGTCCATATCATCTGGTACATCAAGTTCTACTTTACTTGCTTCTCTATTATTCTCAATAAAGTCTTTGTCTGTATAGCTAAATATAAGTTTTCCCATGTTTTCGTTTAATTATAAGATTTCAGCACCTACTGATAACAGAGGTTCTGCTTTCTTGTATTTCATAAATTGAGTAGAACCATCCGATAATTTTACCATCACTCTTTCATTTCTACCGTATTTTTTTTCAGATTTAATTGTAGTAGTGTATCTTCTTGATGAATCTGTTATAAGGATTCCATTAAGATGGTCTATCTCATGTTGAGCACATACACACTCTAGTAGTCCTTCATCTCCAAAAAATTCCTCAGAATCTTTCCATTCTTTTCCTTCTTCAATATCAGGTGAAAATATAACTGTTCCTAAATTATCACACTCTACTGTAAATGATTTATGTCTTAAAGTTTTAACTGGTTTTTTCATTGTCTTATCTAACGATAAACATTGTTCTACATAAACAACTGTTTCTTTAGATACTTCTACAACTTTTGGATTAACTAATAGTAATGGTTCTTTTACGTTTATTAAACAAACTCTATCTGTTAAACCTATTTGATTTGCAGATAATCCCAACCCACCATGTCTAGTTAATTCGGTTGTTAATTTTTTTGAAATATTATCTATTTGCTCCTGTGTCATCGGTGTATATTCTAAAACCGATTTTAATTTACTTGGGTCTTTAATTAGTTTCATCGAATAAATTTAATTGTTTTGTTACTAATTTTTTAGTTGTATAATCTCCACCAAAAGGTCTTTCATAAACTGTTATTCCTTTATCTGGTGATTCAAAGATTTTAATATCTTTATGTTTTTCAAAGTACTCTTGATTTTTTCTGTATATATCTCGTACTGCTTTTCCCAATTCCATATCGTTTGGATATTGTTTTACTAATTTTTCTATATTCATTATTCTGCTATGTTTAAATATTTTTCTAATAACCAAGATGAAGATTGTACTTTATCTCCCAATCCCCATACTGAATCTATTCCATATGAGTTACATACATCATTCTCTGGTGTAGTTGTTTCTGTTCTATCTCCACCATTACCAAAGGCCATTTTACCTTCTATATCATCACTATATGTAGTATGCCATTTATGTTTTGCATGGTCAATGAAATCAATTGCTGTATCATCTCCATGTATAAGTGGATTCATTATATAAACATAATCTACATCTCTTAAAGATTCCATTATAAACTTTCGTTCTCCTTCTTTCATAAACGATTTGCCTTTTTTTCTCCTTAACCAACTATCGTTGTTAAGTCCTATCCAAACTTGTTCTGCTAACTTTTTAGCATTTTGGATACATTCGATATGACCTTTATGTACAGGGTCAAATCCCCCACTAATTAAAATTACTTTATATTTTTTACTCATCTTTAAGTTTGTTAATTATATTTTCAGCTATTATCTCATGACATAGTTTTGATGGATGTTCATCTCTATGTGTTTTTCTATTAAATGGTATAACATCCTTATCATTATCAATCATCATCTTTACACCCTTACACTCCTCACAGTATTTAGTTCCAGAACAATGTTGTTCTGTATTAGTGTAATGCATTTGCAATTCATGAATAGAATTATAAGTAAATCCTTTATAGTTAAAAGGAATATGGATATTTTTTAAAAAAGGTCTATCTTTTATTGCCTTCCAATAATCTCCAGTCCAATTTAGTAGATAAACTTTTTTACCCATCTCTGAGTATTTTTTTAAAACAGATTCAACTCTATCCATTACCTGTTCTGTATGTATCTTTTCAAAATCATCAAAGGTATAGTTGTTATCAATTAACCAATCAATGAATATTCTTTCTCCTATTTTTTTAGAATGTTGTCTTTCTTGAACACCGTGGCCTTGAACAAATACCATTTCAGATACTCTTTCAAAATTCTGTAAGTTTGGAGTTGACCACATTTTGTAATCTTTGTTATTATATTTAAATTCAAAATCACATCTATATGGTTGAGTTGTTTGAAAGAAAATATAATCAACATCATCTATATCATAGTTTTTCTTTACCATACTGTATTTATTTGTTGAAATATCAGTATTACCAAAAACCTCATCTATAAAACGAATAGATTCATTATCATTTCCACCATTGTATCTTTTTACAATAGGAGTTCCATTTAAATATTCTGCAACTTTAGTTGGCCATCCTAATGTTTTATGTAGTTCATATGCTTCTTCAGGAACTCTTACACATTTCCACTCCACATCCATGGTATCCCTACCACCTGTATATTCAATTGACATTGGTATTTTGATATCTTTATCATAATACATCCATAGCCCCTGTCCCCAGGTAAATGAACATCCACAAAATATTATTCCTTTTTTCATATTATCTTATACAAAGATACGAAAATTATTTAACATATCCAAATTTATTTCCAATTAAATCCTGCACCCATATGTCCAAACGCTGCTGAATCACCAAAGATTGGTTTTGTGAGTTCTAAGAAATCAATTATTCCTTTAGGTGATAAATCATATCCTTTGATAAATTCATGTTCTCCATCAACGATTGCAGTTGCTTGAAGTGGTTGGTCATATCCAATCGCATAAGCAAGTTGAACCATCACTTCTTGTACCTCTGGTCTTTGTTCTAAAATATCTACAGCAATTCTTCTTCCCATATAAGCTGCACTTCTATCAACCTTAGTAGAATCTTTTCCACTAAAT